CATTTTAATTGCCTTTTTATTTTTACTTTGTTATTAATTAATGGATATAACGCAGCGCTGCCTATTTAACTTGCCCGGGAATTGCCAATATACTTTGCCTTGTTATATGCCTGTTTATAAGTCACTGAATAATCAGTTCCTTTGTTATTTATATATTCATATCTCTATTTAGTTTCACACTAAACAGAAAAAAATTATTCTATAATAGCAGTTACATCGGAATCTCTAATACTAAATATCTTTTCACCGTTGTAAGTAAATTCAGTACCTGCTAAGTCATGAAATAATACCGTCATTCCTATTTTATAATCCGAATCTTCTATATCTTCACCAACAGATAATATAACACCTGAATATGGTGGTGCATACTGGCCTTCAGATTTTGGTACATAGATGCTCCCAATTTTTTCTGGTTGTTCATCTTTTTTAAGAAATATTCTATTTTTTATTGCCTTTATCATAATTTTCTGAAACTAAATTCTAAACTCTATATATAAAATATACCTAATTAAAGAAAGAGAAGTATCTAATTACTAGCATTTAAGTATATTGTGGTTTTAAGGTATAAAGTATTTTACTGTTCACTTTCCTTTTTCTTATTCGCGTTTAATATAAAGTACGCATCTACAAGGTCATCTATTGGTTTAGGGATCTTTTCTGTAAAGTCTTTACCTTGAGTCCATTTCCACAATTTAGTTTTCCTTAAATCACTATCATTAAAAACATCGTCTTGAAATGCCTTTACCATGTAATGTTTATTTGCATTACCTTTACCTGCTAATTTTTTAACATGTGATGGTTGATAAATTGAAATATTTTCTACACCCCAAGAGTTTACAATTTCGTTTCTTAAAAAGGTATTATATTGAACTATGTCAATAAAAGAATTACCTTTTGATCCATAAGAGAATCCTTCTAAAGCAACTCTATGATCTTCTGTGCCATATAATGTTATTAAAATATTTGAAATTAAGTCGGCTATGTTTTGGCCATCTGTGAGTTTTTCTCGTTCCCTAAGTAAAAAGTCTTTATCTTTAACTTGTCTATAATAAGGGAATCCTAATATTGTTTTATTATCCATTAATTCTTTATGAACCGAGAATGATTTAGGTATTTTTCTACCCTTTTCATCCCACACCCTATTACCATAATTAAAGAATGTAATAAATGTGTATTTGCCTTTATGGTCCTGTGTACATGCACCTGGACTATTAAGAGAAAAATCTATACCTGAGTAAATCAATTATATTGAATTAAATGCGTTTACCTAATACTGCGCCTAATGCAGCACCAATTAATCGACTAGTTAATAAATCGTACAAGGCTCCTTTTTGAATACCGAGTACCTTTGCAATGGCCTTTCCTACTGTTTTACCTAAAGCAAAACCAGTAAGACCACCTAAAACAGATCCTAATATACCTTCATTAATTATTTCTTCCATAATAACTTCTAAATCTTTTCCGTTATTATGTTCTTCCATAATTCTGTCTACTGCGTTATCTATAGCAGTTTCTTGCTCCTCAGTTAAATCGTGAGATTCATTTAGTAAATTTTGTATATTAACTGAATCATCTGTTGATTCTGTAAGATAGTCTTTAAATGTTTTCATTGCTTTTCTATTTGTTTATATATTAAGTTAAGTTAACTATAGTTTCTAAAACGTTGTAGCTAAATTCAATATCAAATGTTTGAAATTCAATTGTGTTACTTGAGAAGTTTAAATCTAACGCACTAACACCGGTCATTATCATATCTTTTAATTGAACAGTTACAAATATTTGCCCTTCACCATCAATCATCTGTAAACCAACACCTTCAGGTACAAATGGAGTTTTACCGCTCTGCTTATAATAATAATCAAAAACATCAACAGCCATCCAATAATTAATCCAACCATCAAAGGCTTGCATTGTAACGGTTAGCGATTTATCAAAAAGTTCTTGTTTAGGTAAACTAGTTCTAAATTTTCTGGTATTACCTGGAAAGTCATTTTGCGATACTGGGTCAAAGCTAGGTCCTGGTAAATTCATTGCTTGTATACCGTAATTAAAAAAGTCTATAGGTTCTTTAATCATTGAACCTGGCATGCGATTTAAATATGATTTATACTTATCTGCAATTTCCTTTGGAATAAAATTTCTAGGGAATTCAAATTTAAACTGATTATTTCTTGCGCTTAGTAACATATTATTTTATTTTTATACGAGATCTTCTAAGAAACTTAAAAGAGAAGATCGCCAACGTCGAAAACGCCCGACCCTCCTGTTGTTCCCTGTGTTCCCTGTAAACCATCGCTGGTGACAGGATTACTTGCTGTATTGAACTCTTCATTCAAAGCAGATGCGTTTTCCCAATAAGAAGTATCATTAATATTAGAAGCAGCGTTGTTCACTATTTCATCTATACCTGCTTGTTGTATTATTCGAGATTTAATAGAGGTTACTGATGATTGCGCAGCTGCTGCCTCTGCTGCTATTATATCTGACTGTGCTTGGCCTAGTTGTTCATATAGTAAAGCGTTTTCATCACTTAATGAAATATTTGATTGCTCTAATAGATTTAATGTTGCTAGCATTTCTGATATTGTTTGATCTCTTTGCCCTAATGTAGTGTTCAATTCATCTATTTCACTCTGTAATCTAGATAGCTCTTCAGAATACAGTAATGATTGTGCATTCATTTTTGTTGTTAGTCTTTCTTGTGCTGCATCAGTTAAACCTAAAAACGTACCAGTGTATAAAACACTTTCATCACTAATACCAAATTCATCTTCCATTCTAGTCGATATGTAAAAGTTTTTATTATCTAATGATAATATCTTTTTTGAATTTTCTTTGTCTATTCTAAATAAAACTTGACCTTGCGCCAAGTCTACATTTTCAACTTGTGTCCAATTAGGAATTCGTATTTCATCGTTTTCACCAACAAAAACCAAAGTAAGAGTACCAACATTACTCAAATCAATCGGGGAATCTGCTAAGTCACCATTTTCACCAGTCTCATCAAATATTGTAAAAATTACATAATCATCAAATGGTGAAATTCTTATTTGCCCATCGCCTTGTGGTAACGGTTCTGCTGTAGGATTAAGAGATGTAAATCTTTTAAAGTATTCAGCTTGGTTAGCTGTAACTGTCTCGTTAGTTTGTACTGCCATCTTCTGTATCTGTTATTGTTTGTATTTTAGCTGGTGAAATTGCAGCCTTTACGTTTATCCTATCTCTAAAAGTAGTAACATACTTATTTTTTATAACTAATTGTTCAACTATTTCAGTAGATGTCTGTCCTGGGTTATTTCCAACACCTCCATTATTAACAATAATATTTGAACCATCATCATTAGCCAATTGGTTATATACATTAGCAACAGTAGGAACTACACCTAAATTAATTTTCATTAATCGTCTACCATATTTTTTAACATCAAACGAAGTTAGTTTTGCTGATTTTAAAATCTGTGTATTATCTGCTCTATTGTATAATCTTAATAAGTAATTAATTGAAAAAGATGTAGCAATAGCACTGTTTAAAATAATAGGCCTAAATAAAATAGGATTATCAAAATTAGTAGTTTGTGTAAATACCTGAGTACTAGTTTTAACAAATGAAGTATTTATTTGTTCACTTACATTAATTTCATGAAATACTACATAGTCACCACCTGATGAATTTAACTGAGCAATAAAATTAGAAAAAGTAGAACCTGTTACTTCACCAGATAATTCAAAATAATCTCCACCATCTGCCTCTACAACACTTGCATATAGATTATCATAAATATCTCTACTAGGTAAACTTACTGCATTTATTTCCTCTACATTATAATAGTTATAACCGTTATCAACAACCGTTTCATAAATACCAGTAGCTTTAAATGTAATGGTAGGTGTACTAAGAAATCCTTGCCCTTCAGTTAAACGATATCCTAAACCGTTAGGTACAGTATTACTGAAACTGTTATTCATAAAGAATAATGAAGGTATTCTCCATTCTATGTATGTAGCATAAAGATTATCATTAATTAAAACTGGATCTGGATTAAATACAGGCGTATCAGTCTTTAAGAAATTTATAGAAGATAAATTAAGTAAAGTACCATCTCTTCTAGGAACTAGCGTTTCAAATATTATTCCGTCATAGCCTGTAAAAGTAAACCCTGCAACAAAATGTACTCTTATTTTATCATATGCTATATTTTGCTGTGGGTTAAATGTCTGTAGTAAATTTGCACTATCAGTTAACTCAGGATCAAAGTCATTATAAGGTACACCAATATCAGTATCTAAATATGCATATTGTGTTTTATTTTTATTAATCGCTGCTGCTGAAATGTCACGATAGTTACCCATCTCTGCAGATACACTATCAGTATTAAAAAGATAGCTACCATCAGTATGACCATCTCTCATTATCTCTATAGGATAAATGGATGTATTAAGTTCCGTTGGGTTAGTTTGACTAGTGTATATGTACTCTAATAAAATACCGTCGGATAATTGTATAAATTTAGATGATTCCATTCCTTTTATTTATTTACCATTGTAAAAACTTTGGTGTATAATTTAAACCAATGCCTACATATGGGCTTATCTGCTCACCGCTTAAACCAACACCTAACTGTAAACCTAAGCCTAATGTTTTTCTATTTTCATATTGTAAACTTTTAAACGCTTTACTCTTTTGGTCAATTAATATTCCTTCAGCACTATTAAATGTAGTTCCAGGATAATCGGTTAAAAGATTTACAAATAATTCTTTTGATTTAGTATCTTTAATTAATGATGCAGTTAAAAATATATTTTGTTCTAGTCCTATACTAGCATTACCAAACGATATAAGACTATCGGAAGTTTCATAAGGTATTATAGCATCAATCGTTCTAGAACTTTTACCCCATTCTTTTTTATCTGAAAATGTTAAAGCTGAATTAAAATCACCAATCACCGTATTTATAACAGTATCGAGTATAAACACAGGTACTTCTACAATAACCTCTTTAATAACAGTCTCGGTTTTAATTATAGTTATTGGCGGTTTTCCTTTTTCAAATTCTAATTCATTTTCAATTTCTTCTATCGATAAATTTAAAGCCATTATCTCAGCTACCGCATTACCGTTAGCATCAATATAATTTTCAATTGTGTCTAGTGATGCTTTCCAATTATTTTCAACTCGGTAAACTTCATTCTTTGCATCATCAGTAGCTTGGCACTGTCTTAACAGCAAAATACATAACACTACAATACCACCTAATAAAAACATCCTTGTATTTTTAGGGTCAGTTATTATAGCTAATATATTTCTTAATATTATCATATGCTGTTTTCGTATACTTGTAATAATTTATAAGGAGTAACTTCACTCTCTCCATATTTCTTTATTAATTTATCCATAAACTTTTTTTCATTAGTTTTCATGTCCTCTAATTCATCAAAAAGATTATCTCTTTTCTCTGCTAGACTTTGGATACTTTTTTGCATTAGATCGATCGAAGTTTCTATTTCCTTATATCTATCTACAAAATTTATTAATTCTTTAGTTTCTTTCTTTGTCATTTTTAATTAATATTAAGGGTTAGCTATTTCATATGTAAACGTAAATCTATGATAAGATTGATATATGGCATTTCTACTTCCTTCAGGGGCTGATGGTGCATTATTGTTAATTGGGCCTAATGCTGTTCCATTATTACCATCAGTATCAACTACTAGTCTAGTATTAGCTGGGTTTGAATGAAGGTTAATCCACATATGAGTACCACTTCCATTAGTATCATGTGCTGCTGCTGGGTCAGTTTGAGATCCACCCTGTACTTCACCTGATGTTTGCGCGACTGGAACTGTGCTACCGACAGTAATATTTGTAGCCATCCAAGGTAATTTACCGTAACTAGTTCCTGTACCATTAGTACTGAAACCACCACCTGATTGGTTAATTGCATTTTTAATAGCTTGACCACCACCTCGTGGACCACCATGGCCATCACTATTGATGAGACCGGTAGCAATACCTGATATATTAACGTTACTTACAGCTCCATACAGAGTACCTGTTACTAGGCTGCTATCCGTAGAATTACCTGCACCACTTACTTGCATAGGAAGAGGTATCGGTCCTATGAATACATTTGCGATAGGTAAATCCAATCCAGCTGGGCTAGTGGATCCACTTAATGAACTATAATCACTTGTACTAAAAAGAGAACTCCAATAAGGATAAAGATCTATAGATGTATTTGAAGTACTTGATTCACCGTTCGGTGCTAAAGGTGATCGATTAGTTATAAATCTAATCAAACCACTACCTGTTACAACTCTACCAACCCTCATCCATTGATATCTATATTGAAAGCCAACTGGAATCTTAGGCGTTAGACCAGCGGTAGTCCATGCAGCTACACTAGGTTGAATATCTGCATTTTGGTATAAGTCAACAGTACTTGACCACCCCTGTGAGCCACTCATAAATGTCTGTTCTTGGATAGTAGGGCCGCTATATGCACCACCAAACTTGGAGATATAATGATCTCCTACATAATCACCCCAAACCTTAAACGTTTGTCTATGTCTATATTGATCTCCTACATTAACACCACCATAAGGACCGTCAGGTACCGGGCTTTGCGGCCAGTTCTGGAAAGCTGAAGTCTTTGTTAGAGTTAAGCCTTGGTTAAGAGTAAGCCCTGCAACGAGTGCGCTTCCAGTACCTCCTGTCGAATTAAAGTTTCCTCTATTATAACCAATACCATATAAATGAGTTGTACCGCTTACATTATTTCCACCTTTGTTAGCAGATGCACCAAATTCGTCTTGGTTTAAACCAATAGTTACACCACTACTAGTCTCTCCTGCGTTACTAATTCTAGTGCTTACTGTATCAGCAGTACCCCATATTCTTACAGATGACTTCATAGGAGCTATGTTCGGGAATGGGAGATTTGGCATCGTGGCAGATGCGTTGTCTGGTGAGTATATCCATACTCCTCCAGCATAAGCACCGCTTGCAGTAGTACCACCATTTATATGTAATACACTCTCAGGTTCTTGTTCAATGTTTATTGCAGGACCGACGGTAGAAACCGGCGCATAAGGACCTTTTATCATTGCACCACCTGGGAATCGCTTCCATGGGTCAGAACCTGTGCCTACTTCAGCACCTAAAAGACCTAATCTTATTGTAGGATTATTAGAACCACTACCACCCGTAGGCCCATCAGATGCACTAATTACTATAGCAGGTTTATCAAAATTATTGCTTATATAGCTAGGATAGCCAAAGTATGCTGTTTTAGGTACTAGACCACTAGAGCTAGTAGAAGCTATAGTTATAACTGGGGTTGGTTCTACTGCAGTTCCTGTATCTACTGATATTTTAATATTACCACCAAGTCCTCCAGAATCAGGTCCTGTTGATAATGATAAATCTTGTCCTTTGCTACGAAGAGATAAGTACCCAGATCCATTTGCACCAGAATCTATATCAATACCACCTCCTAAGCCAGGATTTAATGCATTAAGATTTATATTACCTGCGCCCATACCACTACTACTATCGGTAACCAAGTTAATAGCCTTTGCGGTTTGGTATGTAGACAATGGATTATATACAGCTCCATAACCTGCTGCTATTGTTACACCTAATTGATCATTAGTTAGCGTAGAAATTAATGCGCCGGTTGTATTTACACCATCATAATCATTTCCAATTACTACCCCTCCGGCACCACCACCATTAAGATATGCGCCGTCATCGCCTATTAATCTAATTAATGCACCCTCACTCTTAATTGTTGCATTTAGATTAGATCGTAATAATATAAATTCAGTTGCATCGACTTGGATTATACTCGACTCTATTAAAGTAATACCATCATAAATTCCTGAAATCGCACCTGGTAACAAAATATTACCACCACTCTGTATTCGATTAGCAGCACCTGCCCCAATACTAACAAAATTTAATTTAGCACCGTTACCACCTGCCATTGTGTTCAATTCAATATTTAAATCCGATGTTTCAATTCCACCACCGATACTAGTACCACCACCTTTAACACCTGTTGTTAAATCAATCGACAAACCAGCTCTCAGATTTAATCCTCGTTCTGATGCGTTTAATTTTATACCGTAAGTGTCAGTAATACTTCCTGGAGCAGTAGCAGTTTTTCTTGTAGTTAGAAGTAATGAATCATCTGGCGCTAATTGAATTCCTGCTAATAAAGTTGGATCGTCTTGTTCAAAGTTGTCACCTATACCAGTTTCACCACCCATGAACTTGATTGCGCTTACACCACTATCTTGTTGATGTACTAACATTGACATTACCGTAGTATCAACATTACCAGCCATATCAGTACTTAAATTAAACTTGGCATTAAACCCAGCTTGACCAAAAGCAATATCGGTCGGTGAAATAGCACCTATTACTACCGATGATAATCCACCATTTCCTGATGTAGCACCTGATGTACCACCAATTATTGCAGGGTACAAAGCATTTTGATATGCTTGTACATAAGTACCTAGTGGATTATTACCAAATGAATCCCATCCAATGGATACACCAGCAGGTCCTTGTGGACCAGTTAAGTTAGTATTTGTAATGCCCCAATTAACGCCATCATATTCCCATACTTGACCATTGGCTTGTAAGTAAAAATCATTATCTAATAAATTAGGTGAAACAATAATCGTATTAGGATCAGTTCCTGGGCTAACTGTAAGGTCTTGATACCATTCAGTTCCTCTTTCACCACGCCCACCAATAGGACCAGGTAAACCTTGTGGCCCAAATGGACCAGGTGCCCCTCCTCCATTTAAAATAAGTTGATCAAAATTAAAATTTACTTTATCAACGAATTGAGAAATAGTATCTGAGGCTAATATTTCTTGTATGGTAATTGCCATCGTATTCTTATTTTTTAACTATAGTAACACTAAATCCAAACGATTCAGTAAAACCTGTCCTTTTGTTATATATTAGGCTAAGATCAAATGGATTATTATTTATTAATCTTGACCCAACCGCTGTGTTTATACTTAATCCAGCAGCGGACTTTTCTACGTTTGTTAATGATGCAGTAGAATAATCAATAGGGCTGTTATCCCTTGTGCTTTTTACATAAAAATCTATATTACCTACTTTATATAATTGTAGTATATTTTGAGTAATATATCTTATTACATCATCGTCAATAGTATCTAAATTACCGAAACTAAATTCAGGCTTTATGTATTTTACAAACTGTTCTTTAATAGGGTTAAATAAAAATTCAATTAATCTTTTCTGTATAAAATTAAAAAATTTAATTGATGTATCATTTTCACTAGTCATAAATGTACCTTCTATTAATGAAGGCTGGTTTATAGCACCTTTTACGAATGGTGAGTATTCAAATGTTTCTAACTCAATTTGCTCAGGTACTTTTAAATATTTAGAACCAAAAAATGATTTCTTTTCTGTCATTGCTCTGGTACCAATAACAGATTCTACTTGAGATTTATCTATACTCTTCCTAAAGTAAGACGGCTCCCAGTTCGACGCAAATGCGTAAAAGTTTCTGTTAGCAATTCCTACTTCATTAATTAAAGGGTATAAACTTAAGAATGCACTGTCAATAGAAAGCTCTAATACAGTAGACGGATCTTCTTCATTAACTTTATGATAAAATAAATTCTTTATTTGCCCAAAGTTACTAACATCACTAGAATTAAATTGAGTGTTTGTATATCTACATAGTTCTAATACTTTCTCTTTATATATAGCATCTTCTGGTATAGGTGGACTAAAATCAACATTAAGATAAGGGTCTCTAAAATATAAAATATCTAGCGCAGTTGGTTGATAATAACCTGCATGCCTTCCTATTGGGGTTATCCTAGGTTTTGTTTGTAGCGAAAGACCATAACCAATAATATCCGTTAAGTTAAATACAGTAGGTTTAGCAGGATCAGGTAATGCCCCAATATAAACAGATTTTAAAATATCCTCTTGTGACCTTAATTCAATAGCAAACGTTTGTGCAATGTTTCCATCAGAATCCAATATACGATTACCGTCTTTATCAATAGTTTCATAAATTATAGATGGATCTCCTAAATTAACATTATTAAAAAGTGTAGCAGAACCAACATCGGTTAATCTAGTAGAATAAGCATCAAACCCACCACCAAGAGTAGTATATGAAGTTTGTACTAAAGATGATGTTGTTGGTATACCACCACCAGGGAAATACTGCACGCCATTTTTTGTTAGAGTAGATGCATAAAATTCAGTGTTAGATACTACTCTTACTATATCACTTATTTGAAATTGGTCTACTCCTATTGTAAATTGTATCGTGTTAAATAAACCATCGCTACCTCTCCTAATGTCAGTTAAAAATCTAGTAGCATTACCATTTATATCAGGAATACCTTTTATAAGATATGCATTAATACTAGGTTCAAACTGCGCAGCATTTAAAGCAATGGCCCCATTTAAAAAACCCTTTGTATAAATATATTCATTTGTTACTGCATCTATTTCAGGTTTACATTCATTAGTTAGCGGAGGTGTGCTTTGTGTTACATATTCATTTCTTAAAGAATATAACGCAGTTCTATCAATAATTTGTTCACCGTTATTAAAACATGCATTATCTAAAGTTAAAAAGATCATCATTACAACAGTCTTCCACTTTTCATTTTTTACAAATTTTATTTGTGTAGTAGGTTTATCTGGTGCGTTAGGTATAAGCATTACAGAAAATCTATAATCATTAAAACTACCATCAGTGAGATATTTTAATGACCTAGCATTAAAGTTAGGTTTATCTTTAGGATTAGCTTTTGATTTTGCTATAACTCTAACACCTCTTAAAAAGGCTTCTGAAAAATTCTTTTCATCCCCACCGCTAAATCTACCATATCTAAGTTGTCTATCTATTAAATTAATAACTCCACCCGTAACAAATTTATCAATAATAAAATAATCATTAAAATAATCTTTATTAACTTTTTGAAAAGTACCTGGTGTATAAACAGCTCCTGTTATAGGATTAGCTTCAATAGTATCAGATGGTGCATAATCAATATAACTCCAAGAGCTCTTAATTGCTTCATTACCAAAATATTCAGGAAATTCACATAAGTAATACCACTCATGAGTAAACCCTTGTGCTATTTGGCCTACTTCCCATTTAGATGGTGCAAAATTATTTTGGCCAAATGCCTCATTGACATTCAAGCTATACGGTAAATTTCTAACATTTTTACCATCATTTACCCAAGACCATTTATTTATGTAAGGAATGATCCTAGAAGCTGTTGCTTGTTGTATTAGGTAATTTTCCTCAAGCCTATCGTATTCGGATTTTATAACAGTATCAAAAGTTTCGTCAGGTGATGCGTCTTTTAACAATCCTATTAACCTAGCAAAACCACCATCATCATAAAATGCTCTAATTTCCGGGTTAGCACTAACGTTAGTATAAACACCATCATCACTTGTTTGATTATAATTCATAAACTCGAAATTAAGTTCACCTAATTTACTATACATAGTACTATAAAAATCATAATCAAAATCTTTAATAGGAAATATTGAAAATCTACCGAACGATGATCTATAATCAGAATATAGTGCAACCTGACCACTGCGGGTAATATTTATTTGATCGTCATTAAGTGTTATTATTACATTTTCGTCTACACCTTCATAGCCTATAATTTTACCAACTTTGTTTCTTATAGGATTATCCAGATAAGGTACCCAATCACCAATTTGAGCAAACCCATCTTTAGATTGTATCCAATTACCTTTTATGAATCTATTCTGATCACCGTTTGTAACTTTAAGTAAAGATCCTTTTACATCATTTCCTCCTACAAAGTTTTTAGTGTCTTCTGCTACTGACGATAAAGGATATGTTAAAATTGAGTTTACCATTAATGGATAATCTACAAAATCCATCTTAAAGCTTAGTCTATTAAATCTATCTCCAGCAAATCTTGATTGAACAAAAACAGTACCGTTGTTATAAGAAGCTTCAAAAAATCTAGATTCTAGAGGTATACCAATATTGATAGCAGATGTAATAGCTTTAGCAATTTCTTCGGGTGTACCGTTAGGATTAAAAAATTGAAACTTACTCTTGCCTGGTTCAGGTACCTCTATTGAACTAGCACCTATTTGGCCTACTTCATTAATACCATCATAAAAGGTAATTCTAAACCCATCAGTTAATTCATCTAATATATCAAACTTACATGTGGCTTTACCCTGCTGTGGTAAGATTTGTGCATTAGCATAGGTATCAGGGTATTTAAATCCAGCAAGAACTGAAATGTCAATTTTAGTGTCAAAAATTCTTATTTCGTTATTACCCCATAACGAGCCTTTTTTAACTGTATGAAAACTATTATTCTTATCCTTAATATAAAATATTGATTCTACTTCATTCACCCTCTGTGGTGTAGGTAACCCTGTAATAGTTGTAGTTTTGGCAGGATCTAAATAAATAAGCATACCGTTAGTGTTTGTCATTTCAAACGGTGTATTAAGTTGCTCGGATACTTCAGTTATTGTTTTAATTTTAGGTAACTGAGTTTTTTCTGTATTTTTATAAAAACCTTCACCTGATATATCAAACAACCCTTCTTCTATTTCGTTTACATATAAACCAAAATAGCGATTAATAGAATAATCAGGAGCATCTGCATCAGAAAACAAAAATTCTAAATTTACTAAGTTAGCCAATAGTACACCGTTTCTCTGAAATCCTTCAGTAAAGAAGGACTCATTTTGTATTATTGTAGCATCCTTTGTTATTAAATCATTATATGCAAAACTACCATTTGCTGTAAATCCGCCCTTTGCATAATTAATACCTGCCCACTGTAAAGGTTCGTCATTTCTCCATGAAATATTTAAAGGTGTTTCTGGAAAAGATTCTTGGTTTCTGTAGTTTCTTATATAGGAACCCAATAAACTATTACTGCTTAAATCAAATGTTTTGATTGCAGTGCAATTCTCAAGAACATTTTTTGTAAATGCAGTAGATGTTTGTGCGTCTAAATAATTAGTATTTTCTAAAGATTCATTTATATTGTTTACCGCTGCTGGGTTGTCTATTCTAAATATTACAAAATTATTAGGAATCTGTTCATTTAACCAAAGCGGTGATAACATCCCTAAGTTTTCAGAATATGCTTCTGAGGCAACTGACCTTGTACCAGCAGAATAAAACATTTCATACTGGTTTTGGTATTGTGAAAGAACTGATATATCTTGAAATTCTTGAAATACTTCATATGCTAAGTCTTTTGGAAATTTACCACCTTGAAAAAATTTAAAAACATCTCTATCATAAGTATCATCACCACTTACTTTAAACGCTTTAAATGTAGATGAAGCTAGCTGAGTATTTGCACTAAAAGATTCTAAGTATATGTTATCACCATTACTAACTATCTTAACATTACCTGTTAATTTAGGATTTGTTCTAATTATACCATAAGAAGCCTTGTCTAAAAGTTTTTCAGCCATTTATCTTTCTCTTTTTTTATTTATTCACCAAAGATAAAGATAAAATAAATTAAGAATGTTATTAACCTATTGGTCCAGCACCACCGTTAACATTAGCAAGTTGTATCCTAGAAACTCTTGTTTGATTTACTGAAGGGTTTAATCCTGCTACTACTTTTTCTAAATCGTTTAATCCTTTAGTTACTGTCTGCGATGGGAATACATCTATATTTAAATTATCCGATCTGTATTTAGCAAAAACCTCAATGTCATACTGGAATACACTTTGATTATTAGGGTATAAATCGAAACCAAGCTTCTTGGTGTATGTTACGTTTACAGTAGCTCCAGTAGAATCACCTGCAATATTACCTATACCTCCAGATGAACCAGCTCCTGTACCAAAATAGTCTGTCATTCTATACTGAAATACTAAAGGTATATTAATAGAATTTTGCTGACCAAATTGTACAACCTCTTCAGATTGAACCGAGTCTCCATCTACTTGAATATTTTGATGGGTATCGGTCGATACAAATAAATAAGAACCACATGATTGCTTACCTAATAAATATTGGTCAAAACTATCAAATGCAGTTTTTACATTTCTTTCATACCCATCACCACCATTAGTAAGATCTGGATTTAATGTAGCATTAGATAAATTAGGTACGGCTACTAATGATGGGCTAGCGGCTAGTGATGTATTATTAGCATCATTAAAAGTAACAGGTTCAGTTAAACCTAATGCAATAAGATCTACTGCATTTTCATTTAAATATATTGATTGTTGTTTACCATAGCTTTCATCTGATTGCAAAGGTATAAACTTTGATTGTCTAAATAAAACATTAGCGGTTCCTGCACCAGATGTTGCAGATGCACTAGTACAATCAATAGCACCTACCTGCACTTCCGGTAAAGTTGCATTAACACCACCTAAGGTATCACCTGTTTGTAAAATATAATTTGATCTAAATGCAGCATAACTTTTAACATATGGGTGTTCAGTATGTACATCAATTACATCATCATTACCTGCTACATAACCGCTAGTAGTAAAAGGTGCTCCTGTTGCATCAAATCCACCTCCCCAGAAAAAGTCAGTTGCTAAAGCTGTATTTGAAGATGCATTTCTACCATAAAAATTTTCTGCTTGGTCTAGGTTTACAATAAAGTCACCATCAGGGTTTCTATAACTATAAAAGTTATCTTCTGATGAAACATCACTAAATCTACTATATAAGAATTGGTTTTTATTTTGTGCTGATTGATATGGTGCAATAGAAACATCCTGCCCAAATCTCCATGAATTACTCGTAGCCGGGTTAGTTAATAAGATTGGGGTTAAATCATATTTTCTAATTGTATTATAATCAGCATCATCAGCCGTGTATGTATTAATACCTGAGCTTTGGTTTATTGAACTATTATCTAGCCATGAATATGTTGCAGGCAAAATGGTAGCGCCATTAGTAACATCTGCATTAGTGAGATATGGGCTTATTGGCGGATTTTCAGATTGCTTAACCATTCTAGTTCTATTACCTGCAATCCTAGCTATTAATCTTAGTCCAGTTTGTGCAGTGTTTGCAATATTAATAAAGAAAGTTTTTGATATAATTGCACCTCTAGGATCATCTAAGTTAGCGACCTCTTGTGAATAAAATCCAGCAAAAATACTTGTTGTTGCATTTCTATTAAGATTTGTAACATTACCTTGATCATCTACCAAAGTAGTTTGTAATTCACCTTGTGCAGATTGTAAAATCTCAGAAAACAAATCTAACTGATTTTGCATTTCCGTTAACTTAGTAAATAAATCAATAGGCGTCTGATTCTCAGATAAAAACCCAGATGCAATAACCGGAGATGAATGTGCATAATATGTTTCATTAGCAGTAAATGAACTACTTAAATGTTCTTGTATACCCAGTTCATTTAAATCTTGTTCTAAAGAAACTTTTGCTAAGTCTTGTTGATTTTGGTTTATGATTGCTTCAGTAGCATTATCAGAGCTAAGATCTGCAGGAAATGGAATTATAGCAGCGATTGACCAATCACTCTCTAATGGGTTAGATGGCCATCCAGCCTCACTTATAGATTTAACTTGTACTTCAACCTGTTCACCTTTTCTTATAGGTATATCTAGTTGATTAATATTTACTGACTCTGCATTATCGGAGTCAATAGGTACCCATTGATAAACACCAGTTAAAGAATTTTTAACCCTAGGTCTTAGTGTACTTTCTATTATTGAATAATTTGAAAACGCGCCTTGTGATGTACCTGAACCGTCTTGAAATTCAAATTGATTAACAGGATTTGCCACACCGTCATTAGATAAATAACGATATCTTATTTTAAATTTAACAATAGACTGTGGCCCTGTTGCTGGGGTAGATTTTTCTAATGGCATTGACCAAAAACCTCTTACTCTATATTTAGGTGCAATGCTTGATACAGAATTATCTTTCGCTTTTGCATCTATCTCTTTTACAACAGATGAGTATAATTCAGCCTGAGAAGATCTTTCTGTAATTAAACCTTGTAATGCATTCTTGTCAGCATCTCTTTCTACTTCAGTAGAATAATTAGTGGTTTGTATTTTAGTTCTACTTTGCTGAATCGCCACATCGAGTTCCTTTAAGGTAGACTCAATAGTATTCTTTTGATTATTTAAATCAGTAAGTTCAATTATAGCAGGTGAATCGCTTACTTGTGCATTAATTAATTTAACACCAAAATCTTCAGTATTTATTGTAGGTGAATTAGGCTTAATTCCTTCTCTTGTTGTTGGGATTTTATCATCCGCAAAAGAAAGTAACATTGATCCAAAATCAATTGCACTCTGCTGATAATATTCTGCTAATGTTTGACTAGAGCCGGCTGCATTAATAGTAGTAAGTGTATTTGTATAAAACGAACTACCTGGTGACCAATTTACTGAAGGTATTTTAGAATTAGGATCTATTGGTTTTACAAAAGTAACACATCTTTCATTAAATCCTACAGTAACATCTACTTGTACATTGTCTTCTACTGATGATGCGATTTTTAGCATATCAGAACCAATTAAAACAGGATCAGATCCTTCAACTAATTCTAAGATAACTGTATTTGTGCTAGAATCTAATTTAGTAACTTTATATCTTGTACTAATAGGATCGCTAATTACTTCAAGACTATCACCAACTGCTAGCTGAATAGTATCACCAAAATTTGCCTCAGAGTCAGTATAAAAAATCTTATTTAATTTATATTGCTTTTTTTGTGATACTACAGTAACACCGTTTACTTCTTCCGTAACAGTAGCATCCGATATTCTAAGTACACTAAAATTACCAGTATATCTTTTGGACCTAGGCGGTAAATCAACAACTGCTTCATCTAATACATATGATATATTTCTTTCTACGATTTGTTGTAAAAAAGTAGTGTAATTTATATCTGATCGCCCTTCATAATTACTATTAAAATAATTAATCTTAGATTGCGTGTTAGTATTAAGTATGTATCTTCTTATGATTGCTCTTTCAGTATCAATAGGTACTTGGCCAGTTAAATCAAAAGATACATATAATAGAGGATTTATTAATTCTTCAAAAAACCAATTAGGCTTTACATTAAATCTCTCTACTGTATTAATGCTAGATAAATCACTAGCCTCAACAGGTAACTGTGCCAATACTAACTTTCTAAATGTACCATCAGATAACCTTATAGAACTATTTGATCCATTTACATTTGTAATTGTATTAAGATTATTATCTAATCTATCTATTGAATTTTTAAGAAAGCCAAAACTTGGAATAGTAACTCTAGAATTTGTACCGTTATCATTTTGAATATTAATTGTAACAGATTCATTACTTGAAGTTATGGCCTGATTAACCTTTTCAAAACTCTCTAAAGAATTATTAAATAACCTTAGAAGCTCAGGTAAAAGTGTTGATATTGAATTATTTTCAGCCATTAGTTATGCTTTCTTTTATTATTTATTTAATTACGTCATACACAAAATTTAAGATGCCTTGTTCTGTGCATATAAATTCTATGATAGGTTTTTGTGATATATCTATATTTGTTATAACACCCATAGAAACTCCAAATGAACCAGTATTTAATCTACTTTGTGCATCTGTCCAAACTCTGATATTTCTTGAACCTATATTTAGATTATTATTAAATACCAATCTTAAAGTTTGTCCCGTTGACCATTGTATGTCAGTATCATCTATATAAACATTTAAATCTCCACCTGCTTCATTAACAGTATCTAATCTTAGCATATTTGTATAAATCCTAAGGTCTGAAAATACTTGCGGTGTCGCTTGGTTTAAATTAAGAGGATTAGATGTAGTAATTTCTAATTGATCTTTGTCAAAGGGAACCATCAAATTATATTCTTGGTTTGCTAATGAAATGGTTATAAGGTTTGGTGTATTGGTATCTACATTTATTCCTGTGCCTTGTCTAATTACATTAGTGTTATATTGTAATGTAATAGGAACATTTCCATTTGCCAATCCTTGGATTTCATCAGAGTTCTTAGCTATTAAATCAAGCAGAACAGTATCATTAGCAAAAGCAAGATTGGCATTATCCAATTGTCTTTGTATACTGTTAAGTTGTGCTTGTAATGAAGTAACATCAGAAACATTTGTTATCTGATTTTCTAATGACTGTACTTTTTGATCCAGTTCAGAAATTTCTAATTGTTGGGTCTGAAATATTTTTGCTGATTCTTGAAGTTGTGCAGTCGCTTCACTGAAGAGCTGCATTGAAAATGTATTATAGTCATTGACAATTGTATCGATACCGGCCGTTCCTGGTGAAGCATCAAATCGTAAATTGATTTTAAATCCATAACTGTTTCCATTCTGTCCTGTAACTTTATTAGGTTTATATTTTGGGTATCTTTGGATATAACCACCATCAGTTGTAGGTGTTATGTTATCTACTAATAAAATACCGTAAAGGTTAGTAACAGTATTTGCTGTGTTACTAGTGTCTACTAAATCGTAATAAACCAATACCGCATTAAATTCAAATGTACTTGCTAAATCAGTTCCATTAAATTGAGGTATTGTTGCAATTGTTGGATCTGTTATAATCTGCTCATAATCGTTAGGTGTAAAATCTACAGAAATACCATCTAACTGAGACCTAACATAAGCAGAGCCATTAAATCCAACGGGATTATTATAATCACTAGGATATTTTTGTATATCAACACTGATTGGTGATGTGAATGTTATAGGCTCGGTAAAATAAGAATCTAATGATGTTGGCGGCGTAGGTTCATTCATCCAATTTGCATTAGAATCCGTATACCCACCTGAGTTTAAACCTAGCAAAGGTTGATCATAATCATAAAATGCATTTATGCTTAATCCTTGTGGTTGTATTGTACTAGCATTACGCCCTAAGATAAATTCGTCTTTACCCTGTATTCTTAAACTTGGTTGATAGTTTGCATCAGATATAGAATCAAATAAAATAGTTGGTGTTCCACCTACTTCAGTTGGTACATTAATATAAAGTTCTGTATAAGCTTCACCTGCTTTATCTACATTATTAACAATATCAATATCGCCTACATATTGTACAACCTTTCTATATTGCCTTGCTCCTGTTTTAATCTCATCTTCTTCAACAAACAAAGGCCTTGAAACTCCAGGATTTTTTTCAAGATTAGTAGCAGCACGAAATCGCATTGCACCAGTCTCTTTCATCCATTTAAAAAATACTCTTTCGGCAACAGATCTCTGTATTGTATTATCATAAGAAGCATCACTAATAATTAATTCTTCTAAGTTCAGCGCGTAATTCTGAAGACTTTCTGTAAAATTAACATTAGGATCACCTTTTAATCCACCACTAAGAATCATACCATCAATGGTATCAAACTGCATATAGTTTTCGTAATTACTAAATGTGTTTGGGTCTAGCTTATCAAAGTCAGGAATATTTAAAAGCACAAACTTAGAAAAGACCAGTTTGAGCTCATCATTATTGAGTGTCTTAGACAAATCTCTCGCAGAGGAAGAGAAGGTATAAAATGTACCCCCATCAGCTTGCGGTGTTTTAATTAAAGGCGTAGTTGCCATGTATTACTTTTTCTTTTTAATTATTATGATAATGTATATGCATCACCCCCTACAATAAACCATACTCCGTTTCCGGTTCCATCGTCAACACATAGTAAATGAACAGTCTGCCCCTGTGCAGCTAAATCTATATTTGTATTACCCCCACTTAATACAAGTGGTGTAACTGCTCCAGTAATTCTTACTGTACCAGTTTGTGCTTGTGAATATACAAAAAAGATTTCCTGACCAATTGCACCATCATTTAGTGAAAGTGTTACAATGTTTGCTACATCACTATTACCAACACGCTCTGTTGTATATGGTGGTATAGCTGTACTTGTACCTACTGCTATATTATAAGGTACTGCACCTGCAAAAATATCATCTAATGTTTGTGGGTCTATGTCATTTCTAAATAACCCTCCACCATTTAAGTTTAAATTACCTGTCATATTAACATTAGTTAATACATCAAACGTAGATGCATTAATATCTAATAATACAGTAGATAAACCAACCCTTAGTGACTCTGTCTTCAGATCATTAAGATTGGTAATAGTACCTGCAGTAGGGTTAAAATAAACCTCCATTGCATTAATTTCACTGGTCACTATATTGAAATTATCATTCAATACTAACCTGGATCCGGATAATGAATCTGTTCCGAGAATTTCTGTTACGCTAATTGCCATTTCTTTTCTTTATTTAATTACTAGGATATTTCTTCCCTTTTTATATTTATTCCCATTCGTATCTGTAAGTTCAAGGGTAATCTCGTATTTACCAGATTCCTTAAACAGATATGTTAAGTATTTACTCTCAAAATATATATCAGCTATGTTTGAGTTAGTTGTATTCTTAATAATCCACCTAGGATTAGTTTTACCTGGAATCTTGCATTTATCATAAACAAACATTAACCAAGTCATTTTAGGTAATGTTTTACCGTTGTTTACAAACTTAGCTGTATTCCATGTAGGGTTGCTTGCTTTGCTTAACCCTTTTCTATAAATCAAACTCGGGCAGCCAGTTGAACCTGTCGAAAAAGGTGAACCTGTTACTCCAGTACTCGGACATACTCTATCACCGTTAGCATATACGATATCAAGATATACCCAATCACCATGTACCCCAAAATATCTACAGACGGCTTGTATAAATTTTTGATTACTACTTGCGTCATAAACTACATTATAAACATACTTATTAATAATTCTATTGGTACTAATATTTAAACTAGCAGCTGCATCAGCCAATGTGTTAATTGATAAGTCAAAATAATGCTCGGCCGTTTCACCATTAACATCAGTTATTTTAAGATATGTTTCAGGCACAACTTCTTGGAATTGAAAAAATGCAGGTGTATCACCAGTAGTACTAGTCATATCCCACCATAAATGATAAGTGTCATTCCAACCACCGGTGGTTAAATTCTCCCACCTATATGGGCTAGAAAAACTAGCTTTACCATCATCTTGAAAATTTAATAACTGAAAGTCAGGTGATGTACCTAAACCAAAATTATTTAATATTGCATTTACTCTATCTAACGATGCATATAAGCTAGGAGTCTCTTGATCCCATGTTACATCAGGGGTAATAGGTAAATTCCATAAAGATCCATAATTGTTCCAATCGTAAGATCCTTCGCTTGACCAAGTATAATTTAATTTCCTTGCTTGATACCAACCAGAGTATTCAACTTCTCTATTTTCTACACAAATAAAATCAGTCTTAACATTTGACGATATATTATTGTATAAGTCATATAGCTTCATTTCTACACTATATACTCCTACGTATGGTAATATTATAGGTAAATTATTATACTGTGCAATAGGACCTCTTATTTTCTTGTAGTAAGAAGGTGAAACATCTGTAGCATCTTTATATATGGTCCACTCTATTTCATCAAAATTACCTCTTTCTATACCATCCCAGGTAAATAAAGTTTCTCCTGGTAATTGGTTAAATAATAATTGACTTCCTACTGAAGATTGACATGAAACATTTAATCTATCGACATTCTGCCCAAATAATCTAATCACCTCACCCGTAGAAATAGTTTCTTTACTAATATCCCAAAATAACCAAGGGTCTGTAAATGATGACTTTAATAATGCTAACTGGTTATAGAGAGCATCCCTAACCTCAACATCAGTATCACCGACTACAGCAGTGTAACTAGCGCCTGTTCCTGTAGCAGGATCAGTAACAGAAAATACATCACCTACGAATACTCCTTGTGGATCAATGTCAAATGTAAAGAATGTATTTGCATCGTTTAATTGATTCCATGTAGAGTTTACATTATCCCATGTTATATTTTTAAATGAATCATTCTTTAAAACAGTCATTGCCCCAACTGGTATATCCGGCTTGTCAGGTAAATAATACGAAGACTCACCATCAGGCCACGCACCAACCTTATTTAATTTTGGCGCATACCTAGTAAAATAAGCTAAAAACGCATCTGCTAAATCTGAAACTTTAAAATCATTACCATTTTGTATATTACCTAGAGGGCTATTAGGATCTGGTCCAATTGGAGCCGGAGGATAATTATAAGAACCTGACACAGGACCAACTACTAAATTTCTACCAATATTCTGAGCCGATGCAAGTGGTGCTATATATGCATTACAATAATTTATTATAGCTTGGTTAACTATAGCCTCCGATGCTAAACAAAATTGGCTAAATGATCTAAGATCTTCCATGTAAATACAATCATCGGTAGAAAGTTTAAAGTTAGTATCTATACCTGCTACAATTTCTCTCTTATCATTTCTACTTATTGTATTAACTACTTCTAATAAACCAAAAAAGTCAGCCTCACCTGTGATATCTTTAATCCTAGCATTAAGAGGTAAAAATTCGCTTTCTAATTTTCTTTTTAAACCAAATAACTTTATTAAAATTTCTTCAATAGTAAAATCAAAATTTTCTTCAGTTATAGGTAATGACTCTTCATCAAACTTATCAGGTACTATATTATTAATTCTATAAACTAAACTAAATAAACTTGTTTTTCTAAATCTTTTATTAGGTAGTGTTATTGATTTGTCATTTAATTGAACCGTTGGGTTAAATATATCAATACTATTACTCATAATATATTTACCGAACTGTGGAGAGTTAGCATCAACATTTCTCCAAAATTCTTTAACATCTAATTTATCATAACCAAAGAATTTAATTGCATTAACTAATCCTTTGTAAGAACCTATGAAAGGGTAAATATTAGAACCTTCTAACATGATCTCCTTTCTCTTTAAATTTACTTCTTCAAAGTTAGGTAGAATTTCTTTAATATTAGTATCTCTAAATACACTACTATCTGATTCTAAAATATTATACCCCATATTTTGAGTCATAACCTTTAACCTTTCATCCTCACCAACAGTTTCTCCCCAAAATAATATTTCAGCTATAATGTTACCAGTACAATCATCTTTAATAAATAAAGTCCTCTTAAACGTATTTTCTACTTCAGATCTTATTGCAACATTAATTTGTAATGCCTCTGATGTAATTTGATCAGTGATTAAAAATCCTTCAGGACTAACTATATAATTAGGATCGCTATCTAACGGTATCTCTACTTCAGATACTATTTTTAAAGGTGGTCCATCTGGTTCTATCTCTAACGAAGTCTGAGTACCTGTATCAAAATTCATATCAAACTGAAACAAGAATATCTCAGTAGGATCTGATGTTTCCCATTCAGCAACCCAATTACATATACCATTAGTTGATCCAGTTGTACCAGTAGCAACCTCAAGACCATGTGGAAATCCAAATTGTTTTGTATTAGTATTCGAATTAATAAATTCTTGTAAAATAAATAATTGTCCAACTTCAAATAAACCAATAGAAACTTCAGGCAAATAAACATTTCCCGTCCACTTATCTTGATCTTTATCATAATCAAGGTTTAAGTATTTTCCATTCTTATCAAAGAAGTTTAAATATTGCCAATTATTAGCCATCTTAATTTATTTTTTGATAATCTTTAGGTACACCAAAATTATAGTATATTCTTAGATACTTTACTTTATTAATCCAGAAAGTCATTATAGGTTTTAAATACTCATCTAAGAATATTCCAAGTCTTTCATTTCTAAACATATAATTAGAAAAAGAATTTCTCATTAAGTTTTCATTATAATCATTACCTAGGTTTTTTAATTCCCACCCCTCTTCATATGTAGCTTTATATACACTTGGCATACCAGTACGTCTTTCTGTAAATTTATTCATATTAATTTCCTTGTATTGCTTTTAACGTTGGGTTATCTTTTAACCTACCTGTATTAGTACTTCTAGAATTTTTTGATGTTGCTATTGTAGTACCTCTATTTCTTTTTAAGTTATTAAATTTAGCCTGTTGTGTTTTATTATATAAGTTATTTGGAATAGTACCTTTAAAGAATATGTTTAAAGAACTGATAGCATTTTTATTAGGGGTCTCTTCATAATAAGTACCGTTCCTATCATCCCAACCACCTCTTATTATTGCTAATTCTTCTGGTCCAATTACAACATCACCAAAGCTATCTAAACCTAACTGAGGATCTTCATCAGGCCCCAAAGTAATTTTGTTAGTTTCGATAAGAACTTTTTGATCTGTGACTGGGTCAGTTCCAAAAACAGGTATTTCATAAAAACCATCTCTGATTGCTTTTTCATTTTCTTCTGATATAAAAAATACATTAACAGAATCTACACCATCTACATTTTCTATAATTGCAATTAAATCTGATCTCGGAATTCTATCTCTTCTATTTACACTTATAAAATATGTACTAAGATTTTCTCTTATCTCTGCATGAATCTCATCTTTATCAAAACCTTCAACATATCTTAAAACAATATTAAGAGCATATTTTTTAATTACAGGATCATTTATTCTAACCTCAGCTGTTACAACTTGTCGCCCACTTTCATTTAATATTTCATATACCATTTCTTTCTCATCTAAGCTTAGCGAAAATTCTTCTTGTGGAACATTAAAATAATCCAAATCACTTGTTATCTTTTTTGCCACATCTGGTATTAAGAATAAGTATATAATATTATCATCATCTAAGTATTGATCATTTTTAGTATTATATGCATCTACAAAAGAAAAGAAATCATATTTACTTAAATAGTAAATATAATTGTTAGGATTAGCTAAAACAAATGAATTACTCTGATATGGCGCAATAAGCCTAGTAAACTCAGGATCTTCACTATTAGAACCAAACATTGGATTTCTTACAATATTTATTGCCAATACCTGATCCAAGTCAACTTCATTACCTTGTGCGTCTGTTGCAGGATCTTTAAATTTAATATCTAAATTACTACCACCAATGTTACCAGCAGAACCTCTAGTCTTTACATAAGTAACTCTAATAATTGATCCTAGTGCAGGTGGTTGGCCAAACTGATTATTTCCAAAAAATACTGTTAACCCACCATTAACGCTTGTCTTTACTAAAGCAGCCTCATCTCCGTTGTTCATATCATATAGTGAATCTACATTTCTCCATAGCTTGCCATCAACCACTACATTAACCATATATTGATCAGTAGGTTCTTTTGTAGTTAAATTATAACTTTGCAATGCTTCACCAGTTCCAGTAAAAGTTTGATCTTCAATTTCTCCTTGAATTAATTCTACATTTACAAATGCAGTTGTAGTTTTCTCTAATCTAATATAATCGCTATCAAATTTTAAAAAATAAGATAAACTATTTTGACCTACCTCTAATGCAATGTAATTTTGTATTTGTACATAATCACCTTCCACTAATGATGATGCTGATGTATTAAGTCTTAATCCTAATATACCTTGTGCTGATATTCCTCTAGTTGGATCATGCCCTGTTAATCTAGATAAACCATATATGGATTCAATGTTTCTTGCTCTACTTATATTAAGCTCGGTAGCAACAGCCTCAATATAAAATAAAATAAGTTCACCTAAGTTAGAAACAACTGTAAGTATCTGTCCAAATGGAGATGCAGGTGTAAATACTTCACCGGCTTGTTCATACTGTCTTTGTAGGTACTCAAATGCATCAAAGAATAACTCTGTTGCTTTAATTCTGGTTTTACTAAAAAATGACATTAACTATTTTATTTTATTTTAAAACAAAGCACCAATTACTCTTCGCTCATCTATGTAAATATCTACAAGGCAACCATTTCTTTCTGCTGTACTATAAAACTGTACTCTAACATCAACACCAAATTGGGAGCTGCTGCTATTAGAACAGTATGTTTGAATCTGTGTACTGATCCTCTGAGCAATAACTGATTCATTTAATACTAACGAAAAGATAAGGTCATCTAAGTTACATCCCATATTAGGTGCACCTAGAACATCTCCCTTGCGAGTAAATAAACAATTCTCTACTTTAAGAATAAGTTGCTGCAATTGATCTGTTACTTCAATTACATCATTATTATACTTAGGTGAATCTATGTCTCTACTGTATATTTCCTTTATCATTGAGAATATTATTTTATTATATATTCTCTACATTTTTTGAGGGTATTAGATTATATTTTACCCCGTGTAGAAATAGTCAACACCTTCATCACCTTTTATTTCTTCTACTATCGAATCAACCTCTTCTCGCCCTTCGCTTGAAATCAAATCATAATTAATGGTAATATTACCTGGAAGGTTAAATTGAAATGTACCTAATATTCTAGATAATTGAATTTTTGCCATACCGATACAATATCTTATAAAAGCTTCATCTTGGAAAAGATCACAATCAGGAATAGTATTATATACTTGAAAAATACATGCACCTTTATTTGGCAACTTACCCATAAATCTGAATTTCTTGGTCAGTCTATTGTAGTTATATGATATTTGTGGTTGTAATACCTGTCTTGCGTTATCAATAAATTTTTCATTAATTACATAATACATAAGTTCTTCTGATCCAATTCCTGCACCGTACACATCAGAGTAAATAAATTTATCTAATGAAAAGTCTACATCACCTGCTGAAAATGATTGACTACCAAAGCCACCATCTTCTCCTGAAAATCCATTAATCTGAAATACATCGTTGACTGCCCAAATAGTACTAGGCATTTTTACAACACCTCTAGGATTTTTTACATCATTTTCGGTTAGAGTATTTCCACCATCATTATGACTTATTCCTTGCCTAAAGTCTTTTTCGTACCATGCAGATTTAGGTAAAGCGATAAACATCTCTTCAACACTATCTTCATATATTTTATAAAAATAATCCTTTGCCCTATTTATAATATGAGCCAATTCCTTTTTTGGTACAGTAAAAGGTATTTGGCACGCAACAGTCAAATCATCATTAATTTCTTTTATGAGTGCATCTAAACATTCTTGTGCGTCTGGGTTACACCAACTTTTATTCCTAGCCATAACTTTATTTAATTTTTTCTATTTCTATCACCTCAGTATTATCACCAAACCTAGCAAGCTTTGTAGCTCTACCTTGTCTAAATATACCTCCAACCATTTCTCCACTAAAAACTCCTCTTTTGCCAAATACATAACTATCCTCACATATTACATTTCTACTAACATAAGATTCTTCTATCTTGGAATCTTCTGCAACAGTAGCCCCAAATAAGTTAGATTCAAATATTGATGAATTTTTTAAATCGCAGCTAAAAATATCACAGTTAACAATATTGCCTTGAATTATAGAATCAACTATATCAATTCCATTTATTTCAAAACATCTCATTAATTTAGCATCCTTTATCTGTATTCTTCCAGTGTCCGCGTCATAATTAATAAAGCCTTCATTCATATCAGCCTTAGTAATTAAATCAAAAATCTTTTCGCGTATTTTAGGATAATACATTTCTACAATTTGATCTGCTGTTTTTAGATCAATCATTAAATGAATATTTGGAAACTTTTCTTTAAATGAAGAATATGTTCTATAAGATTCAATAACAGTTTTATGCTTTTCTAAAATCTTATCTAAAACTTTTAGGTCAGATTCACTATATTGAGGATTAACTAAAGTCTCATATAATGAAGTAATAAAATGTTCGGTTAGTGAGAGTATAGTAGAATATCTATTTTCATAATCCTTTCCACCTAAGTATCTAAATTCAATATAACCTTTAGGTACTTTACTAAAATTAATACCATAATACTTTTCTTTGACAAACATATAGTTTTTCCAAAGATTTTTTTCTGGTGATGGTTGTGTCATACCACTTAAAGGTACAATAAACTTTATAGATTTTGCATAAACAGAATCTCTTCTGTTTGGAAAGGCTTCATATACTTTGTTTTCATCAAAGTTAAGTACAAATTTACCTATATCTAAATTAGACATATTTGTAATAGGGCCTAGCTTTTTACCATCAAACGCAAGGTTTATGTGGATAGAGCATCTTTCATTAGTAGAGCCATTTTCTCTAATCCATTTTAAAGCTTTAGCCATAACTAATTTAGCTTCAACAAATGGAAGTGGGCCGGTTACCAATTCAATCATACCGGTACCACCAGAATTATCTGGTTCTAATTTAAAAGTTTCTTCGGTTGGGGTAAAGTCACTATGAGCCTTTTCCTCTATTCTGATTTTCTTATTAAGAGCTTGTGATAAGCTATCCTTCGTGAGATCTAAATTTTCATTTGAAAAAAACTCAAATTCAAATCCGATCTTTGAAGAATGTATAGCATTAAGTTGTTCGTTAGAATACATGTAGTTCCTGATTTGTTTATATATTCCAAACCAGGATAAAGGTTATACTAAGTTCATAGTGATCTTGCGATCGCTAACATTAACACTACCAATCTTTACATTTATAATATCACCTTTACTAAGTTCAGTGTTCTTTAATTTAGTTCTATGAACAAGTCCACTTATCCCTTTTTCTAATTCGACGAACGCCCCATATTTAGTAACCTTAGTAACCTTACCTTCGGTAACCATCATAGGTTTGTATTTTTCATCGGCACCATCCCATAAATCAATCTTAGGACCAGCTTGACTCAAGATAATTTTTCTATCTGATATTATTTCTTTTGCCCAGAAATTTATTTCGTCACCAGGTTTAATATTTCTATTATCAAATAAACCTAAAGTCGATTCATCCAATTCATTTTTAGGTATTAATCCAGTAAGACATTCGTTAAACTCTGCAAAAATTCCAAACTTAGTAGCGCCAGTAACAATTCCAGTAATAGGTTCTTTAATTTCTTCTCTTAGAGTTTCAACCGCAGAAGGAATCATGGTTCTTAAATATTCTCTATGGGATACTACAATAGTTTTCTTTTCGTTTGAATATGTTATTGGCATTACTATTAATTCTTTACCTACTAACTTTTCAAAATTCTGTAATTTATTAAGACCACCTAATGACCCAGGCATAAAACATTCTACTCCACCAACTTCTACCCAATACCCACCGTGAATTAATTCTTTTACTTTACCAGTAAATCCGATCGTCTTATTTCCTATAGCATTATAAATTTCATTTCGTTTAACCTCATCCAATGCATCTCCAATTGATGCATATAATGTACCTTGTTTATGCTCTTTGACTTTAATGTCAATTACCATACCAATTTCTAGTTGGTCTACTACTTCTTTAGGTTCCTTGATTAAATTACAGATGGCTGTATTTTTTCTGGATATATCAATAAGAGCTTCTGTTTTTACTTCAACTTCCTCGCCATCTATTAATTGTGTTTCTTTCTTAATATATGAAATTTCACCTTGAGTAATGTAATTTCGTAATTCTTCAGATTTCTGTAATCGTTCAGCCTCATCGTCTGCTAAATCATACATTGACATTGCATCGGCTGCATACATTTCAGTACACATTAATTTAGTTCCTTTAGGTACTTTAACTTTAATTACTTTAGTGTCAAATGGATCATCGCTTAATTGGATGGTGATTTCTTGTTCAATCATTATTTTTTTTATTAAGAGTGTTATTATAGATTATATATTTGTACATCTAATATTAGTTATACATATGAGTTAGTAAATAGTTTCATTAGGTAATTGCGCCAGTACCTGAACCTGCACCGGCACCTGCTTGAGCAACTGCGGTACCTGTTGTAGCAACAGTAGTAGCCACGACAGTAGTTACCAAGCCTGATCTTATGTAAGCATCTATAGAAGTTGATGCTTTAGCTGCAAATGTTTCTGATGCTTCTTTAATAGCTTCTACTGACTTATCCTTTCCTTCGTTACCATTAGGCTGAGATGAAATTTCAAGAAACTTATACATAGCATCAGAAAATGCAGTAATCAGCTCGTCATTTAAAATACTCTTAGTTAATGGCATAGTTTATTAGTTTAATTTATTAATTTATATATTTACAATGATTTAACCTGTTTCTTACTTAATTCATTAGGAGTCATCGGTTTTGTAGGTGGGCTAGTTGGTGCGCCTAGATTACCAACATGGGTATGTGTGTTAAATAAGGTAGTCATTAAATTACCTAGTACTAATGGCTCACTCGCGCCTTCCCCTAGTTCAATTGATGATGCATGATTAACAACCATATTTTTACAATTAATTAATGCGTCCTCGCAATTGATCTCAGTATTAGCTCCACTATTAATCGTAAATTGGGCGGAGTGTGTAAATGTTATATTTCCATCATTTAACATTACAATAGAATCACCGTTTGCATTTATTATTTCAACTGAGTTATCAGGTTTTATATTTATTGTAGTTGGACCTTCAGTTGTTGTATAATCCATCATTAAACCTTTTTCTTCCGTAAAGAAAACTTTAATATGTTCGCCTTCTCTTTCATTAGTAACATCAGGGCTACCAGATTCTAACTCACCAGTTAAACCAAATGCAGTGTCATATATTAATACGTGTGAATTAGGATAAGCTGCCTCTATCTCCGCCTTAGTCTCATCAGAAGGGTATAGCGACTCATGGTATACTGGTGCATAATAATTACCATTATCAAAACTTACTCTTAAAATCGTTCCTAGTTTAGGTACTGAAAATGTACCACTACCAGTGTTACTTCCACCTGAAGATGCTACAGATGGCCTAGCCCAAGGCAAAGAAGCAGTTGGCATAACAAATGCACTTGCTGGATCTTCTGGGTCTTGTCTTTGATCCATTTTACCAAAGACTCTAATTCTACATCGCCCTTCAAATATATCATCATTAATATCTTCAACAATACCGATCCATTGTGTACCCTTAAGATTATCGTCTCTTAAATCCTTTGTTGTTAATTTCCCCATAAATTATTCAAATATGTTAGTTGAGTTAAGAGGTGGCCCAGAAGGCTGTGGTGAAAATAGTGTACCACCATTAAAGGGTGTTTGCTCTGGGCTATCACCAAAATTATTACTAGTCTCAAGTGTTTGGCCAGAACCACCTACTGTACTTGCATCATCTCCAAATATATTATCTGATATATTAGAGTCAAACCCTGGTGTAGTTTCTTCTTGTACTAATGCACCCTGTAAAGAACTAACTAGTCCTTGTGGATTTTGTATTGTATTTATTATGTCATTTCTTAAACCAAACGCATTACCAAACTTAAGATTTTGTAATGCCCCAAATACCTTTCTCTGTACTAAATTTTCAACACCAACCATTTGTTTATCTAAAAACTTTTTACCCATACCTTTAGCAAGGTCACCTAGTGTCTTTGTTTCTGCTGTGTCTTTAAGAGATGAGTCATATCCTGAAAATTGAGATAATACTTCTACTTTAGCATAAGACCATTTCATTGCAGCCGTCGCCATTGAATTACTACCATCATTAGAAACATTAGCAAATGTAGTACCACTTACAGTAGGATCCCATAAACAGTCAGTAAATCTTAAAGTTATCATTGATGCATTTTCATTAACAAACTTATCCATTTCATTATTAGGTGAGTTTGGGTTTAATGAACTAATCCAATTTCTTACTCTTTTAAATTTTCTAATTTCTACTATTTGTATATCAACATTAAAATACATTAAGTTAACAGGAATACGATTTCTTCTGTATTTATTATCATAACAAGCTAACTTATATAAATTAAACAAAGCAGACATTTTTAAATCTATAGCCTCTAACATACCTATTTGTATACCTTCACCTTCTGCACTTCCACCATACGGTGTCATATTAACTGTTTTATTCCATGCTTCCTGTAAACCTTCTATCGTTTGAAAATAATAAGGTCTTTTAGATTCAATTTCCTTTAGCCCTTGGCAAAACGCCTTCAGATAAGTTGCTAAGGTAGTTTCACCTTGTCTATTTAAATAACCTACAGCAGATCCGTTATATTCAGTTAGCATTGAATTTGAATCACCACCGCTAAAATCATTAGGATCCTGTGGCGCTGGTATAGAAGGGCTACCTACCAATGCTCCGTTAAATAAAGCCGATGATCTATCAAACAAAAGGTTAAACCCTAAATAAGTAGGATCATCTAAACTCGTTACACCATTACCACCACCTGCAACCGAAGATGGTGTCTGCACAAAAGTTTTAGCAAAATCATAACTGTTAGGGAATGACTTCTGAAAATTTGCAGCCAAATTAGTAACGTCTTCTGGTATTTCTTGATTCCAAATGCCTGGATCTGCCATTTATAATTTTGTTTTTTTATTTATTCATTATGTAGATGGTGTTACCTCTCGTCTACGTAAATGTATTCTTTGTTTTAATACTGAACCACCGGTTGGAGAATTTTTAATTAAAAAATACTCTAAACCAGTAATAACGTAAAACCCACTAAGATATTCATTAATAATACCATTTTGGCTTTTCTTGTCATCACCGTCAATATCAGACCTACGGACAGAATCATTTGGTGCATCTTCATTATTACTAGGTGCAGTTAATACACTTTTTACATTTTGCCCGTATTCATATATTAGACAATACATTCTACTATATCTTAAAATAGCAGGATTAACCGTATCTAATTCTATGGTCATTCCTAGCTTATTAATCTCTGCAAGATTTTGAAAATTTTGTATAGATGCATAATAATAATTATCATGAACATTATCACCTTGTGTACCTAAGAATTTAAATTTAACCTGCTCATTCCTTGGGCCTTCTACTTCACCATTAATTGTTCTACCCTTAGTTACAGGTATCATACCTGGTGTATCATTTGTTATAGGATCTACAAATTCACTTATAAATTCTTTTGCATTTAAATCCCAATATTGTGTATATCTTTTATATCCGTTATTTTTGCTAATTTTACCACTTTTGTTAACTTGTTGATAATTTGCAATGTATCTTGCACTACCTTGTGTTTGTAAATTATTTGTTAACATATTAGGAAATGTCATATCACTTTCATTTTCATCACCACTTCCTATTGTGTCTATTGCATTTTGTTGAAATTGCTGAGATGTTTCTATATCATCTTCTTGTCCAAAAAACTTATTAGCATCAACAAAAGTTAAATAGTAGTAAGGATCTATATAAGAAGTAAAAAAAGATTCATCATTCAAATAAGCATTTGAAGTTATGTCTTGTATAAACCTTTGTGAAGTATCATATGGATTTGTCCAAATCTGTTGATCTGCTGTTTCTTCTACGTTAGATGCATACCCTAGTTTTAATTCCTCTGCAATAGACAGTAAAGAATTCCAACTATTATTATCTTGAAATTGTACTTTTTCTGTAAATAGGTTAGGAACATGCATTCTTCCTTCAACTAAAAGTTCGGGTGGTTTGTTTGTAACGCCACCACCACCAAGAGGTCTTATATCCTCAACGGTAAAATCAATTCTTATAGGTTTAAATGTATCTTCATTACCTTGTGATCTTATATACACTTGAATGATATCACCATCTTTAGGAAAAAATCTAGCGGTAAATAAACCATCTCTATCAGTAAATGTAAATCTACAAGTAGGATAAAAACCAACTGACCTCAATTCAAAAGTATTTAAACGATCACCTTGTACAGTATAACTATTAATTACAATCGTTGGTACAATAGATGAAAATTTAGAAGGTTTTTCTTTCATCGTTTGCCCTTCCGAGTTTTCAGATCCGCTCTCAAGATCAACTATTTCTAACTCGTCAAGTTCTATCGTCGGCTCTATTACAGTTAATATGTTTCTTTCTACAGTTGACATAATTAATTAGACTGAGTAGTTTTCTTAGATGGTAAATTCGTACCTAATTGTATTGAACCACCTTCGTATGTTTTTGATTCCTGGCCAGGCTGTAGCATATTAGGCGGCATTGGTTGTGATACGCCAGCAGGACTCTGTTTAGCTTTTTCAATTAATCTTTGAATTCTTGATTGATCTTTTTCACTCTGTCTTCCTGTATCTACATATGCTTCTTGTACTTCATTAGGTCTACTTGCAGGATTAGGTCTTTTATAAACTAAGTTAGGATCTCTTAAATTTGGAATCCATAATATATCACCTTCGTTAACACTAAACGGATTAAAGATATTGTTAACAATACATAATGCATCAACGAATTCCCCACTGCCATAATAAATTTCAGATATTTTGTCAATGCGACCTATCTGATCTGGTAACACATAATGCAAAGCCTTTACACCTAATTCATAATCATAAATAAATGATGGTGCAGTAAGGTCCCAATATCCTTCACCAGTTTCATCTATTATTAATCTATTTTTTAATGCTAATGATTTTATATCCATGTGATTAGTTTTTTATGAATCTATAGTCATACTGACCACACTAGAAATATAATCAGCAGTTACACTACGATCTACTTTCTGTGGGCTATTTTTAATATTGCTTATTTGGCTATTCTTTGCGTCGCCAGGTGCAGCGGATCCAGTAAAACGTGAACTTTGATTATCTTGGAGGTTAGCACCTTTAGGTTTAACTGAGCCATAAGTAGCTTTATCTATACCGGCTAAATTAAGTACATCTTCTTCGCTTGCAGCCGATGCATAAATTCTACCACGACCTGCATTAAACATATTTTCTATATCTCCTTTATCTCTAGGCTTACCATGTTTAAGATCTATTTCAAATTTTACCTCCATTGGAAAATCATCATAACCTAACCCTTGGCCTAATGTCATAACTGAATTATCGCAATACATATTCCCCATCATTACAATTGGATTTAACGGATTACCTACAGTAACATGCCAATCACCTGTAGGCTCTGCACTAATTAATGCTTTAGTTGCCTGTGTTCCACCAACTGAACCAACATTAGAACTTAAAAATCCACCTAATACATTCCCTAGTAACGTTTTACCAACCTTTTTAAATCCTTCTATTGAATTAGGTAAATTAAATTCACCAGTACCTCCACCAAAAACATTACTAAAACCTTTTTCTACATCAGTAACAACACTGCCTATATAACCACTAAAGTCACCTTGTTTTAATTTATTTATGTCACCAAATTGACTAGATACATATCCACCACTACCATAATATCTTTGACCTCCTCCGAAGAATTGACCATTATTATAAGTCATAGTTAACATATTACTCATTATATCAATCATTGCAATTTTAGGATTAACATAATTAAGAGATTTTAATTGATACTCAAAATTAAGTTTCATATCTTGTTGAAAATTTAAACCGGTATCTCTAATCATTGTTTTATTAACAACATTAACTGGTCCTATTACAAAGTTGGCATATGTAGTACCTAGCTTATCAGATGTACCGTTTAATGACTTTGAAAATTTTTGCCTAGAGCTAACACCTTTAAGAGAATCAGCTAAAGCCTGACCACCCTTTCCCATTTTAGTATAAATTGGTTGCTGTGTATATCCACCATCACCACTACTTATACTTTCCATTTCAGATTTAACTTCTTTATAACTAAGACCATAAGAAAAAGTTAACATATCTTCTAGCTTATTACCACTCTTCTCTCCTAAGTAAGTAACAGCAGTAACTCCAGCAACTTGAGTAGCATCAACAGCTTCATCAGTCTTAACCGTTTTACCATCTTTACTACCTGGTGTTTTTGCTAAGTCAAATATATTGTCTTCTACTGGTGTTGGGAATCTTCTTAATGTAACAAGATGATTAACAGGTATTTTTTTATAGTATTTACAATATAGAAAATCAGAAGCACTATAACCTATTTTAGGATAATTAGTATTAAAGTATTCAATTAACTTTGCTATAGATACTCTTTTAGAAGCATCACCACCCATAGCAGGATTTGCCGTTGCTGTTATTTCACTAGACTTCCCATCTTGGCTTGTACCTATTGTCGGGCCATCAAAGTAACCATTAAATACTTCACCACCAGTAAGACCACCATACATTCCTCTAAAATTAAATAAAGCAAACTTATTAAAAATAGATCTAGGAATTTCCGCCTTCATACCAGATGGTACTGCTATTGAATCGGCTTCTGCTTTATTTTGATAAAATGATTTATATACACCTTCTGTAATATCTTTAGCTAAACCAGCAGATTCACCACCAAATGCACCTAATTTTAAGCTAGTGCTTTTATTAGGGTTTGTTGGAAACATCGCATCATTTATACTACCTACTGCATCACTAAAACCTCCCATAAGTTAAACTCTTATTTTTTGTATATATTCAGCTTAAGCTGTTGAGATACTTATCTATGTCAATATCACCTCTTTGGAATTTATCTAACCAACCTTTTTTAAATCTAGCATTAAACTCCTGTGAGCTATCAGTTGAAAGAGAACCTTTAAAAAATGGCCTTGATGATATATCTCTTATTTCTTTTAGGTTTTTTGATATTATATAAAACTGAACTTTTTCAAATAAACCTTGTAAATCATTTTTAGTTTTTTTACACATAACAGATTCTACTATTACATAAAACCGTTCCCTATCATTTTCATTAAACCTATCTTCTAATGATTTTACATTTTTGAAGTCTTCTTTTTTAAGTGGCATTTTTCTGGCTCTATTATCAAACTCATATTTAAAATTCATATCAAAAAAATTGGATTTTAAATATTTCATATTATCATACATTTTAATAATGCGAATTTGATACTGTGGATTAATAGGATCCCACTGCGTATCCATGATAAGACCTTTTATAGGTAATAAAACATTAGGCCTACTAAAAGAAGATAATAGACAATAAACAGTTTGGCCTTTTGTAAATATTCTATGGGCTTTCATTCAAATTCTATAATGTTCTCAAATAGATCTGCGCTACCGTTTACATTAATTTCTGGTGAATGATATATGTTGTATTTTAATTCT